GGTATACACGAAGAGTTAAGACAAGCTTCTCAAAGGGGAGGACATTGTTTTTTAATGATGGATGAGCTTTGTAGTAAAGTATGCGATCTTATCCGTCTACCTGGTTATAGTCCAAAACCAGAGGATATACAGAAAGTTATAAAAGATCTTAATAAAGCTAGCGTTCGTCATAGTCAACAGTTACATGTTGAAGATGATGCTGTTTATCGTTGGCCTATGTATTTAGCCGAAGCGGAAACAGCCGATTTTATAAGACAAATGGTAGGTGAATTCAGAGATCCTCCCGTAGATATCGATCTTTGGATCGATAGATTTGAAGACCCTAATAGACCTCTTGCTAAAGCTCAACGACAAGCAATTAGAACGGCAGCATCTTGTAATTTTATGATCCTTACAGGTGGTCCTGGATCAGGTAAGACGCACACCTCTAACGCGATCATTCAATACTTCCACAGTCGCGGACTACGAATTAAAGCTTGCGCCTTGGCTGCTAAGGCGGCGATGCGAATTAAAGAAGTAACAGGTATTGATGCTACTACAATTCATAGACTTTTAGGATGGAACGGTAGTAACTTTGTCCATAATAGAGACAATCCTTTAGAACTTGATGTCTTGCTGTTAGACGAAGCTTCTATGGTGGATATTAAATTGTTTCATTCGTTAATGGAATCTGTACCACGATACGCCAATGTCGTTCTTATTGGTGATGTCGATCAATTACCTTCTGTTGGTGCTGGTAACGTTCTTCGGGATCTTATAAACTCTAAAGCGGTTCCTGTTATCAGATTGACTGAGGTGTTTAGACAATCCGCTGATAGTAAGATAATTGATGGTGCGCTAAGTATCAACGCTGGTAAAATTCCCGAATTGGAATCAATAGGACGAAGTACCACCGTTCCATATAGTGATTCGTTGTTTATCAAGTGTCCTAAAGAGACAATACCTGTCGCAATCCAATGGTTATTGGATGTAAAGTTACCTGAATTGAATTGGAAAAAAGATGATATACAGGTTTTGTCTCCTATGCACAAAGGAGAATATGGTACACAAGAATTAAACAAACGTATCCAAGATCTTTGGAATCCTAATGGGAAAGAACTTAAAGGTTTTAGATCAGGCGATCGCATTATTCAGCGATCTAATAACTACGACAAATCAATTTTCAATGGTGAGATCGGTACTATCGAATATATAGATACTACCGAAAACGAGATGACTTGTAAATTTCCTGACATTTCCAATCCTGAAGAAGGACGATTGGTTGTTATTGATGATAACGAACGTGGTGATATGCAGTTAGCTTATGCGATATCTATTCACAGTTCACAAGGATCTGAGTTTCCTGTCGTGGTCATACCTGTAACCATGTCTCATCACATTATGTTGATACGCAATTTGTTGTATACTGGATGGACTAGGGCGAAGAAACTCATCGTTCTAGTGGGCGAGGAAGAGGCTATTAAAAGAGCCGTTAGAAACAATTATGTTAATAAACGCAATACGAGGTTAAAGGAACGCCTGTGTTAAACAAAAAAGACAAAGGTGGTCGTAAACCAGGAGAGAATTACAACACTGGTTTGAACCAAAAGATTGATAATATACTTGATTCAAGAGCACGTCGTCTAAGTATACATTTAGACGAAGATCTTTACCAATTTTATAGAAGACGATCTTTTGATCCTACAGGATTGTTGTCTCCTATGTACTGGGGATTACAAGCTCTTTGTGTTTATTATCCTCTCTATCTATCTTTAACCGGTCAGGAGTATTGGATATCATATCAAGAATCTTTAGTTATAAAGAATCCTAGAGAGGATAATAAACCTTGGAATATGAAGGTTCCCAAAGTTTTAATGGACTGGTATGATACGTTACCAGAAATTCGCTCTGTTATACCTTTCAGTATCGTTGACAGCTACGGGATAGGTAAACGTTTAGGAACTTACAGAACCACTTCTAGAGTCTTCCATGTTAGAAGATCGCTTGTCTTCTATAGGAAGATCATTGAGATTGTGGATCCCGTGTTGATCGCTAGAGGACACTTACCTAGTGTCAAAATGAATTTCTTGACATTCACCCCTACTGAGATATATGATTTTTACATGTCAGCAGGGATTGATTTTTCAAGAGATCCTAAGAACATATACGGAAATGGAAAAGGAAACTAAGGTCACCAACGATGGTGCAAACTGGTTGTTAAGAGGAATTATAGGGGCAGTCATCATTCTCTGTTCTGCTATAATTCTTGGCGTAGAAGGTAAAGGGTCTTCACAGAACTTTGCTGGTAGATCGCGTTGGTTAGCGACTTTTATTCTTAAGACGTTAGCTAGAGTGTTTCCCCAGTCTGTTCAAAAAGTGTTTGATGCTAGACGTTTTGTAAAATTAGCTTTTGATTTTATGAACGAACTTTTTGAAACAATATACGAAAATAATAGACCGACGGACGTTGATTGAGATGGATAACAATATTTTATTAGCGATCGCGTTTTATCTGATAGCTTGTATGGCACTGGCTACTGCTATTGTAGCGATAACTATGGCGATCTTCAAAGTGTCTAGTTACCTTGTTTATACGGTGTTCGCTGTGTTGTATGAATTCGACCCGCTTGTAAAGGAGCATATTAACCGATGATTTCAGAATTAGACTCAGCTTTTGAATCTTTTCGTATCGCTGGATTTACAAAGCCTCGATATGGTAGGACCATTACTAACGCACCCTTTTCTGGCACAAAGGTTTATGAGGTTCGCAAGCCTGTTCCAGAAAGAGAGTGTGATATTTGTGTATTGATTTACGATAATTCTTCAGTTGATGATTTGCCTTATATTCTCCCGTTGGTATATTTTGAATTGGTGGCATATTTTTCTATTTTTCATGATGATATCGAGAAAGTAGTGAACGTAACAACGATTGTGGAATCACCAGAAGAAGCGATCGCTACTTGGTATCATTTAGTAAAAGCGATCGATTTTGCCAATCAGATTGTGGTTGAATAGCAATTAGCTTGATACACTTGAGGCAGAGTTAGTTAAGTTAGAATTATGTAGCTTAACTAATTATGCCTCAAGTATTTCCAGAAATACAATTAGTATTATGGTATGAAAATTCTGTTAAAGTAGAGACCAAAAACTCTTTAATAGAATACGGTACTAATGGTGTCATTGGTAGATCTAGAACTAACTTAGTAAATGATGTAAGAAAAACATTTAGTTTACAAGGTGTTTTAAGAGATAGAAATGAAATAAACGATTTTTTATTATCTAATAGAGGTAAACCGTTTGTATTTCGTCCGTATAATGACGATTACTGCGGTCTTTTTGTATGTAGCAGTTGGAGTTGGCGATGGACTGCATTAAATGTATGGGAATTTTCAGCTACTTTTAGTGAGGTATTCCGCCCTGGATGGATACCTACAGATATTCCATATAGAATGGAGGCAGGTTCAGAATCTTCTGCTGATTTAATTTTAGAAGCACCGTCTATTTATTTATTATACAACGGATCGCAATCTGGTGCCTTCTTAGGATTAATAGATCCGTATTCACTAAACGCTGGTGTACAAAGTTCAGGTAATTTAAGATTAGAGAACGGTATATTTGAACCTTATACACTCTTTACTGGTAACGAAAACGGAGCTTCTTTAATAGCAGGTGAAGTAGTTGTACAAACGTATGTCCTCATTGCTGGTGACGAAAGTAGTGCTGTAGTTGTTACTCCGGGTTATTTCTTATTATTCTCTGGATCTGAGTCTGGTAGTGTACTGTCATTGGGAGAAGGTATCACACCACCCTATGAATTGAATATAGGCATAGAATCGAGCGCTAACATCGTACTGGGTGAACCTTCAGGTGTTGTATATTATCTGAATGGCGGTAACGAATCCACTGCTGTTGTTTCTGTGGTAACGATTACAGAATATTGGAACTCTATGACCTTCGACGGTTGGAATTCCATAGATACTACGATTTGGAATGACCTATCCACAACTCAGTAGCTATTTCACTATATACATTAACTTTTACAAAATTCTAAACATATAGTAGTATAGGATTAGTCGAAAATAAATAAAAAATGGCTCAACCAACTGGATTTACACATTTTCAAGCAGGTCTTGCTAGACAGGCTAATCTATTATTTAATGGTGCTACAGCAGCTAGTGCTGGTGGTAAGATAAGACTGTGTACAAGTGCCGCTAACTATACAAACACAAGTACGGCGATCGCAAACGAGTTGTCTGGTAGTGGTTATCCTGCTGGAGGGCTATCGTTGGTCGTTTCGGCATCAGCTTGGAACTCAGGATCTAATCATCATCGCGTTACTTTCAATGATGTTACCTTGACGCCTACAGGCAATTTAACATTCAGATTTGCTGTTCTAACGGACGCTAGTAACAACTTGATCGGGTTCTGGTCTTGGGCGGCAGATGAAACATTAACCGCCAATATTCAATATCCATTTCAGTCGTTGTATTATTTTACTAGAAGTACCTAATGCCTGTACCGTCAGTAGGCTACACCATCACAGATGTAAATACCTTAGTAGGTATTGGAGCAGACGATCGTGCAGATGGTTATACGCGATTATTACTGAATGACGGTAGTGGTAATAGATTCTGGGTAGTATTTGACACTACGGCTACCTCAGGCGATTTTAGACCAACGGATAATCCTGCTACAGGATGGTGGAAGAAACTATCTAGTTTATCGTTCAGTAGTCAACATATAGCTACATCTTTAGCTGCGGGATCGAATAGTAATTTTGATTTGAATTTAGGTAGTGCTGGTATATTTACTACTATTCAATCAAACAAACAGGCGTGGTTAACAGCGTATATTAGTGAAGCGGCTAGAACGGCTGATAACGCCCGTTTAATAACAGCAGATCCTCAACCTAGTAGCGGTGTTTTAGCTGATATTATCTTTACAGGATCATCTACAGTATCTCTTACACCTACTGTTAACTATTGGGCTTCTGCAAATGTATTCTTTCGTCTAAAAAATACTGATTCTACGACACAGACGATCGCTGTGACTATAAACGGAGTGAGGTTTAACTAATGCCTGTATCAGTAGAATATCAATTATTTTCAGCGTTAAATTATAACTGGAAATCAACAGACGCTGCTAATGCGCCATTACAGATAGATGCAAAATTAAATTCATGGATTACAGCCGTAAATGCAAATAGCGTCAACGCCTCGAAGCAAGTTACGGCTTTAAGAAATCCACTTAGTTCTACAGGTACTAGGGTAGGTTGGGTGATTCGTTTTGCTGATGGAATACAACCTGGATTTATGTTTCATTTCGCTAGTATTATCACATCAGGTAATAATACTAGTGGTGCAAGAGGTGAGTTGTTTCCTATATCGGGCTGGACTGACAATACCACGAATGATGGTTATGGCGGAATCGTTAATGTAGTTTCATCTCGTACCAGCATTGGCTGGTATATATCAGGTGCTGCTGCTGAATTTATTATTGCTTCATCTTCCGATCCCGGACAAGAATTTTTTATTCTTGGCTGGAATATGGCAAATAATACGCCGTATAGAGATGTCATTGCTATATTCAAAGATACTAACGGTAATTGGGCTGTAGAAGCTGATGATGGCGGTTCTTATTATGGTATTTTTCAGAATCCTGATCTAACCTCTAATGTTGCTTTGCAGGGTATTGGTTCTGTTGATTCTCACCCTTTTACGAACTCTATAGGTAGAATTCCCTTTATTACATCTTCTAATAGCTATACCGGAGGACAAAACGCAAGTAATAGACTTGTTTACCCGGCGCACCCAAAACTGTGGATTACCTCTGATACAGCGTTTAACTTTGGTGGTTATTATGCAGCCAATAACAGAGTGTTTTACGGTGTATCTCAACGTAACTGGGTAGTGGAGACAACATAATGACTTGGATAGCCGCGTCAAATAATCCCAATCTTGTTATCTTGAGTGGCCCTTTTGTCAGTCTTGAAACTTCAGACATAAGACCTATGATCGCTACAGGTACTGTAACCCCAATAGGTAACATACAATCCTCTATCGATAATCCTCTAACTAATCCATTTGTAAAAACCATAGAAAGTGGTAATCCTGTAAATACTGGTGGATCTGTTAGACCTACATCGGGATTAGCCTACCCTCGTAAAACGTGATCTAAGGAGAATTGAAACTAATGAAACCTAGCGATATATTGAACGATCGCGTTAAAGAGGCGATCGTTCGGGATTGTACGATCGACGTTAATAATGAACGTTGCGGTTTCGTATTGAAAGATTTATCAGTTATTCCTGTTACTAACATATCTGAAAAACCAAACGATTCTTTTATACCAGAACAAGAATCATTTGATCGCTATGAAGACGATATTATAGCGATCTATCATTCTCACAATACAGAATACACACCTGGGTATTTGTCATTAAGAGACATCGAACAATCTAGATCTCATCAAATACCCTATATTATGTATCACACTACATTTGATATGTGGGATATGTTTGATGCTGACTATATATATCCTTATCCATTAAGAGAACCTGATAATTATGGCACCTTAGATTATCTATTAAATGTACCATTTTCTTGGGCTAGAGCTGATTGTGCTTGGCTCATAAGAGCGTATTATAAAATGTTTTTTAATTTTGATATAACTGATTATCCAAGACCGTTGGGCGATGATTGGTATAAAGAAGCTAGTAAAAGTAGTAAGGATGGAATGTATTACGATCTATTACTAAATCATCCAGGGCTGACACAAGTTAATACTGAAACCCCTAAAAAAGGGGATATCGTACTAATGCGATCGTTCGGTAGTCGTGTAGCCAATCATAGTGGTGTAATTGTAGAATCTGCTACAAGCGATCGTTATGCTACTATATTACACACGTTAGAATCGGGTACTTTCAGCCGTGTTGACCTATGGAGCGGTCCTAGATGGCATACAGGACGTTTACATTCTGTATGGAGATTATCTCCTAGATAGTGTAGGAAAGGCACTTGTTGGCAATAGAAGATTATTACCAAAACGTAGTTTACAAGATCTTATTGATTTACCGCATTCGTCTTTTGTGGGATCTGCTGTAGCTTGATCAGCTAACGTGAACATATTCGTTCCTGTATATCCACACTCAGGGCCTCTATATTCCCATACACAAGATCGCAGTGCATATCTACTAGGTAAAGTAGCTTGACCGAATTCTAATGGCGATGAGCCCTCAAATGTTATTTGCATCCAAGGTTCATAAGATATTACTCTACTTATTATGTAATCTATTTCTTGTAACTTTGCAGTAGAATCTGGTGTAGATCCACCATCTGTGAATCTAAATTTTGTTCTTATTATTTTTAGAGAAGAACCTTCTAGTCCATCTACAGAGTCAATTAAATTTGATATAACACCATTAGGATCTCCTACGGTGATTTCTAATCTTGGTACAGGGCCAGTAGATGTAATTTCTATAGTTTTGTGTGTAACAGGGATTAAACTTATGCTACCACCCCAAGACACTTGTTGGTTAGAGAAGCGAAATACATCGAATGGATTATCAGGATTAAAATCCCTCAATATGTATATATAAACGTCACTAGATTGATCTAAGCTTATTAAAGACTGTTTGAATTGTGTCATGCTGCGATTATACCTAAACGTCTGTTAAAAGATAGATATAGATTTTGTGTAGCACCTGCGATCGCTGGTGACGATTCTACATATTGACTTATACCACCATTTAGTAAGACACTTGCTACACGGATATAGTAAGTGCCACTAGACAGATTTTCTATTATCAACTCACTAGTAGACACCGACAATATGGGCGACCACGAACCCGTAGCACCTCGTTTCCATTGGACTTGATAAGAAGTTATAAAAGATCCGCCCGTTTCGGGTTTACTCCATCGTCCTATTAATTTAAATACATTAGCGCTTTGTTCTACAAAACCGACACCTAAATTTATAGGTGGTGGTGGTATAACAGGAATTTCTTCTTCTTTTTCTGTGGATTCTAACTCCCATCCATTTTCAATTATATTGAATTTGTCTTCTCGATATTCGGTAGCCAGAATTTCTATCAAACCACTGTCTTCAGCGTCTACTTTTATTACTTGTACTCTATATTTTTTTGTATTTATAACGTCTATAAACCAGTTAGATTCTTGTAGCGGAATTGTAGTAAAAGGAGTTGATACTTGTATGGTATCCGTAGAACCTGCCCCGTTACTAATCGTCTTAGTTTCTATTGTTAAATCTGGCATGGTGCAAGTTATAGAATAACCTGACGCATTTGGTAATATTATTTCTTGATCTAATTCTATCGTTGTACTTGTAGCTGATGTTATCAAACCGCCATAACGTTTTTTAGATCTCTTCCAATCTATGACGTTTATAATATCACCAGGTCGTACAAAAAGCCCAATTAATCTACACTTGAAGGACACGGTTTCTGTTTCTAGGAAATTAGAATAAACCTGATAACGTCCTTGTCTATAGGCTTGACCTCTAGATGTACATCCATAAGCTGCAAAATCAGTTTCTCTATAACCAAATTTTTTAAGAGCGTCTTGTACTTCTATTGATTCTACTGTTTGTCTATAGTAATCATCTGGATCATTCCATGTTACATAAGCGACTGAATATCTTGTTTGTATATCAGTTGATGAGTAACTGAACATACCGTTTTCTACATCAGCATTAGTAAATTGTTGAATAACATCACCAGGTTTATCCTGCCAGAATTTTAAGCATGTACCATCCCAATAATAATGTGAGTTACAAGCACTCAAAAATCCTTCTAATACTTTATGTGCGGCTTCTCCTTGTTGAAGTACAGTATTACATCTAAATCTACGTTCTGTACCACCAAAACCATTAGTTACAAACTCATTATTATATCTAGATATGTCATATAGATCATACGAGGACACCTGACAAGAATCTATCTGTTTACCTAAACCATAACGACTATTAGTTAGAATGTCATATAACTGCCACACCGGATCAGATGTCGCTATGGGTGGCTCATAAAGAGTACCATCCCATATCCCACTGAAGTCCAAGCCGCGATCTGTGTCGTTAACTACAGCATTACTAGGAATGGCTACAGTCCTACCACCGATCTTATACCCTCTTTGTGGTTCACTAGAGAATTGTTCTGCGTCAAACTCAGCGCTCACTACAGCCGTATGAGCATAATTTATCTTGGTATCATTTACGACAGTGGTGTAACTTACAAATTGAATAGTATTCTGTAAATTACTGTTAGGTGTTGGTTCTTGTACTAACTTTTCTACTCTTATAGTGATAGGTCTTGAAAAAGTTGTATACGCGATCGGTATATTGTATTCAAACTCTGTAGCACTAGAAAATTTTACTGTGCGATCGTCGGAATGAACTGTTGCAACACCACCAATATCGGTTAATTGTATTCTGAACGCCATCCGACTCGCAACTACGTCACCATCTTCTTCATATTGTTGTACCTGAAATGCTAGTCTAACTCTTACAAAACTTATATCACTAACAGTGAAAGTTCTTGAAATAGGTATATTATATTTTACTTCTGTATTAACACTGGTTTCAGATGTAAGTCCTTCTTTAACGGTGGCATCTAATAGTCTTTGTGAACCTGTACCATTTCTACTATCCCACTTAAAGCCCGTAAAGTTTTTACTACCATCACTATTACCTACAGGCGTTCTATCCAAATAAATAGAACGATCGCCTTCTAATAAGCCTTCTATTGGACCTTCTGATAAAGCTTCTACTACTACGGCTCTTGCAGAACTGAGTGCCGTATCAGGATCTACGTCAGGGTTTTTAGATTTGCCGCCACCACCGTTACTAGAAAAAATACCATGTTCGCCTACAAGATATGTATGGTAGTCATCTACAACAAAATTGTACACAGTGGTTCTTTCTAGTTCTTCTTCTACCTTTAGTAACGGTCTGTATTCTAAATATTTGTCAATAAAGAATTCGTCTATATTCCATTTACCAATTTCTTTGAAAGAATTACGTTCTGTATAGAACGCATGATTTGGAGTTGCTATTACATAACCACCCCAATAGGTATATCTAAATACTTGTTGGTCGTGGTGAATGTTTGTAGATAATACTTTTTTGATAGATATTTTATTTTCGGGAGAGAAACAAAATACTTCATCCCCTGTTTTTATATTTTGTATGGGTATTAATCCTAATGGTGTCTGTATAAGAGTATCACCACTAAGACATCCTCCTCCTTCACCCCAAAACTCATCAAATTTCATCACGATCCACCTACATTAGTGGCTGTGATGTACGATCGCACGGTGGCAGATAATACCATAGATGGCGCTAGCATAACACCATATACTACATATATACGTTGTCCTATTTCTGCTGTGTTGGAAACGCCAGAAAATATAAAAGATTTTTCGTTCTCTTTATCAGCATCATTTTTAGGTTTTTGTCCCATTAAGCCGGATACAAGTAATAAAGAACCTGTAACGATTAATTGAACAGCGCTCAGACCTAATAGACCTCCAGAGAATATCAGTCCTCCAGCAATAAGAGCTGTACCAAGGATTATTTTTCCTACTTTACCAGCACCACTAGGTAAAGCTGTAATATGAACACTTTTATCTTTTACTATAGGATCTGATAGTTCATCTTCTCCTATTTCATAATTTCCGTGTCTGACTTTGAAGAATGTACCTTTTTCTGTTTCATCTAGGATGAATTGTCTGAAGTCTTTGAAATTAACTTCTAGAAATCTAACACAATCTTTGGTGCTATGCGCTACACATCTAAATTCTTTACCATATTTCTTTCGTAGAGAACCATGTAAATAAATAGTAGTGTACATCACACCGTCCTTGTTACATATGTTATGTTGTAACCAATTGTATTTGCACCATTGAGATTAATAACAAGAGCTGTATTCGCTGCGAGATCTAAAGGTGAATGAGGATGATACTCTACCCGGTCTCTAAAACCAACTGTACCTTTTGCTGACAGTAAAACTCTCCTGCGATCTGTAGATGTACCACTTCGAACGATCACTAATGTTTCTACAGCGCTTTCGTTTTGAAGTTCTAAATTTAGTATTCTGATATAGTTACCACTACCAGGAGCCGCTACAATCGTATTGTTACCACTTGTAGAGATGGTTCCGCTTAGGTACACTTCAGCGATTCCATAATTTCCCATGTCAGCAAGCACCTCATCATAAGAATGAGGTGTGTATATAGGCACCGAACCAGACAACCCTTTATCTTCTGAAAGGAGTATAGCCGGATTGGTATTACCGTCTAAAACTGATATGTTCCTGGTAGGCATTTTTTTAGTTTATATAGCTAAGGTAACTATATCATAACAACGTTTTTGTTTCTGAAAGGTAGTCAAAATATGTACCTTACAGGGTGTGTTACAGCATACTTTAGATCATCGGGATTTTGTAGTTGTTCTCCATGTTGTGTACAATATACTTCATCCCATTGAACAGGTGTTACGCCTAGTCTATTAGCCACATCATCTAATACTAGATTTTCTCTGTATATAAGTTCATTAGTGATAGGATCTCCGTATTTTCTGTTCATCCTATATCTGTCGTAGAAACTTTCCTCTGTACGATATTCGTCACCTAATAACAAGTTGCTATTGTATATTTCTTTTATAACATTTCTACGCATACCAAAACAACCACCAGAAATGAAATTAAATTGTCTTGATAGGTAAGGTGCAGGCAGAAATCTCACATCTCCTATCCAATCACCCTCTGGAATATAATTAAACGATCTCCATATATAAGAATCTGGATCTAATTTGATAATAAGATCGCTAGTTGTATTATTAAGTACGCACTTGAAATTGCGTTGAGTAAATTCTGGTCCTACATTCTTTAGGCGATCGCCTTTTATCAATGTAAATGGAGGAGAGTCAGGGAACATGCGATCGTGATAATCACGGATCTGATTCATAGAGAATAAATTAGCTTGACCATCAGATATAATTAAAATCTCTGAGGTTGGATAAAAATTTCGTATTTGAAAAACTAGTCTGCTGGCATAAATCTCGTTTTTGTATATATTAAAATAGAAACTAATAGGTTCCGTCATTTTTCAAAGGTATCCAAACTCTACCGAAAAAGCTTCCGCCACCCAATACTTTTGTTCGTTGATCGGACATTAATAGATAGTAGTCACCGTTAGGCATATAAGATACATGTAACTGTAATACTCTTGATTCGGTATCAGTAGACGTATCATCAAGGCCACGTATATCCATTGGATCATAATCAGGAAAACCTTCGCTCCCTGATACATAAACAGATGTTTTTACTGCGGGAGTTTTAGATCTTGTATCTTTGTCGTATATGTTCTCCCCTTTATAACTGGAAATGTTGACATTAGCCGGTAATTTATAAAACCATTTTGGAGATCCTGTACGTCTTACTCCTATATACAGTCTTGGCGCGTTTGCGGTAGTGTATCCATGATACAGAAAAGGTTGTTCTAATATACCACTGAAAAGACCTGTTCCAGTGTGGAAACCTCTAGATCCTAATTGATGATGTATAGATATACCTCTTTTTTCTCTAGGATCAAATAAAGGGACATGTGACGGAGGATCAAAAGATCTCGTTATCTGTATATTTCCTTCATAAATGTCAACATTGTTTTTTGGGTCGTCTGCTGTGTAAATAGTATAAGCATCAAGGTATGTTTCTTCATGTAACATACTCTTCACTCTATAATATACACGAAAACCTACGTCAAAATAGTTGGTGCTAAGACCCATGAGAAACCCTAATAATAGCTAGATACAGTTAATCGTACCATCATAGCACAATTGTTGAATACACTTTCACCAGTTGGTTTAACTTCGCCAGTTAGAGTGTATATACCACAAGGTATAGTAGGACTACCACAGCAAGATTCCATCGTTTGTTGTAACAAAGGTGTTCTTATTGACTCGGTGCAACTAGGATATACCAATTGATCTTTATATATTGCCAATAATGTCAAAAAGTTGATTACACAACTATGAGTTCTAGAATCATAATTTTTTAACATCTCTCCAATGTAAATTTGTTTGTCTTTAGACCAACTTCCATACATAATACGGGTCAGATCGCCTTCAAATTGTTTTTGTAGATATTCATAACTTCTCAGAATCAATCTAAAAGTAGTGCCAGCATCTTCTCCATTAAGGTTAGCCCACAAAGCCGACTCTCCTATTAATGCTTGTGTAGCTGGATCACTATCTGGATAAGGTGTGTTCTTTTCTGAGAATCGTGTAGGAGGAAAATCCGGTTCTATAGAACACCATTTACCATCTACCCAATTTAGCCAATCCATCAAAAGTTTCTGTAAACTATCGAATTTAGTATTTGAATAATAAAGAGCTTTAGCCAACCATAGACCAAATTGAGCCTGTGAGAAACCTGAATCTGACCCTTGTTCCATAGGGTTGGCTTGATTTCTATAAAGGATAAGAGTAGCAAGATTCCCTGTAACAGTATTTAACTGCCATAGGGAATTAATAGGCGATATTCTAAAAGCAAAAGGCCCAAAATCATCATTGATCTCTGCATATTTTATTTGAGCTTTAGCTAAATTGTCGATCGCCGCTAAAAGTTGATTAGTATTCGTACCAACCAATCCCCATAAATTCTGAGAGATCAAATAGCGATCTCCGTAACGATTAGTTACAACGTTATTTTGTCGTACTATAGAGGATGTAAATAACTCACTGTTAACGGTATTAGGCGAGTAATTTATAATAGATTGAAAACCAGTTTTTATTTTATTGGATCTTGTTTGCCATATACTGTTTTGAGTTATCAAATACAATTCATCGTAAAGCTCCCACAACATAGGCAACCAAGAAGCTTTGATATTAACTTGATTCGTTGATAAAGCCGTTACGGAAGCAGGAAATGCTGTGTAACCGTTGTTACTGGGTGAGTATACTTCAAACAGTTGATTGGTCTGTATAGACCCAATTGGAGATCTTACATTTATTAACCAATGTGGTAGTGTACTATTACCATTGTAATAATAAGTTTCTATAGCTTCTGCAAGTGTTAATGATCTGTCTAACCAAGTCTGATTGTTTAATAACTTATATCCATTAAGAAACGCCATCGACATGTTTATTTGATCATATAATGTACCAGCTTGCCAAGGTATGTCTATACCAGCTTCCTGATGCCATTGTTTAGTAACCAAATTGTTGTTTGATATTAGTAATGGAGCTTGGAGAGATATTTCTGGAAACACCTCAAATTCAAATTCTAAAGAAGCTGTAGCGTTTCTATCATTACTTGTTAATGCTGATTTAATAGCGTTACTGCCAGAATAAACTGGATTTTGTGTAATCTGCCACCAGTTGTTTACCCACCCTGAAGGTATAACACCATTCTCAAAACCTTGATTTAGATACGTGGTTGTTATACCAGCTCTAGTACTGGCATTTCCAATAACTACACTATCGATCGCAATTACTTCGTTATCTACACTGAAATTACCATCTTTTTCGTGTATGAACTTTATTTTGTATTTACCTTTTTTTTGAAAGGCATAGGAAAAATTAGTCCATGAGTTCGGAGATCCAGTTCCATAGTAACCACCAATATTTTGACCACCACCACTTTGAGTTAATACAGTTTCCTTGATGCCATCAGGCTTGGTTACTTCAATCTTAAAAAAATCAAAATACACTTCTGTAGCAAATGTATAAAATACATGTAACCAAGTGTTGCCTTCTTTTGGTGTAGCGTTATTAGTTATAAGACTATTTACATCTATAGTCGATATATTATCTATAAATACTTTCGATGCCGTAATATCAGATTTTATTTTAGTTATATCTATAAGATCAGAAAGATCGCTACAAGGTGATTCGATATCTTTTATAAACGTGGCTGAGAAACTAAAAGTATCA